ATGGAAGCGACAACTGGGAGATATACGGTGATGTTTCAGAAGTAAAAGAGCGCAACCTCTACAAAGAACCCATCAAATACAAGCGGTGCAGGGATTGCTCCAAGATGAGCATGAAAGATTACCTTAGCGGCTACGAATACAACTTTGGCATAATTGACAAAGAAAAGAAACACCTTTACGAGTTGATGTATCCTTCAAAGGTAATTGAAAGCAGAGAGTATTTTCTTAATAAAAGGAAAAGGAAGATTGCAACCAAGACACAAGAAGCCAAATGTTCACCAGTAAGCTTACCAGTAAGTTCACCAGTAAGCTCACGGGTTGAGTTTTGCGAATACAGACAAGGCAGCGAGGGAAATGTTTATTTAATGCTGAACAACCACACAGGGCGGGTCAAAATAGGAATGACCAAGAACAAACCAGAGTATAGAGAGTCAACACTTCAAAGCGAGGATCCAGATGTTGAGCTTACATACTACAAGAAAGCGCAAAACATGAGGAAAACAGAAATGGAGCTACACGAAACATTCAAAGAGAAGCGATATAGGGGCGAGTGGTTTGATTTGACACAGGACGATATCGAACAAGCCAAGGAAATGATTAACGACGCGGCAGAAAAAGAAATATAAAACAAATTATTGACATGCACTCTACATCTGATAGTTTGCACGTCCACCAAGGAAAGATTATGATATTACCACTGAAAAACAAGCTCCAAACCGCCGAGGCAGTCACAGACGCCGTGTGTGATACTTGGGGCGTAACACTTGACGAGATCAAGGGATCATCAAGAGAGCAGCCGCTTGCATTTGCACGCCAGGTTGCAATGACGCTCTGTCGAGAGGTCGCAGAGATGTCTTTTCCAGAGATCGGGCGACACTTTAACCGATCACACGCAACCGCTATACATAGCGTCAAGAGCGTGACCAAACACAGCCACACTAACCACAAAGTAAGCGATCTGCTAAAGAGCGTGATCCAGCAAATCTCCACAAAACAACAACAACAATAACAACATGAGCAAATTACTAGCAATTAAAATCGACGTAACTAAGATCGACAAGGAACGACTATTTCAAGGCGCCAAAGGTCAATACCTGGACGCTGTCGTGTTCGTGAACGATGAAGAAGGTCAATACGGCGACAACGGTATGATCACTCAGAGCGTCTCTAAGGACGAGCGAGAGGCGGGGATTAAGGGCAAAATCCTTGGCAACGTCAAGATCCTCGGCACGTTTGAGGACAAGGGACAAGCACCAGCAGGCAACAATCACCAGCAGGCAGGGCATCCAATGCCACAAGGCGCAACTACAAGCGCGGCAGATGGCGATGACATCCCTTTTTAACAATCCCCCACAACGCCGGTCGTCCTTAGCGGGCGGCTGGCAACTACTTTACACCATGAAAATAACAATAGAAGAAACATTGCTCCACCATGCAAAGCCAAGACCAGCTAAGGCTGTGTCAATCGAGATAAGAACAGATGAACCACATCCACGAGTGATCCTGGAGGAGCTTTTATTACCTGCGCTTTCAGCATTGGGGCACAACGAGGCTACACTCGCCAAGTACACATTTGACGAAGAGTAACAAAATTGAATATTATGGAACTACACAACACGCCAGAGAATAACGCCTCAAAATTGAAAAAGACCGCCATAAACAACACCATCCCGTCTATCATCGGGGGCGTTGGGGGCTTCCTTGTTTCTGCTTGGGGGGTGAAAACAAACGACGAATACACTCTTGCCGCAGGCGCGATGCTCGTTGGTGGGTGCGCGGGCTGGCTTTCTGCCATTTGGGGGTGCGTGCTTGTGGAGCTTGATGATCATTAAATAAATAAACAATCAACAAATAAACTACATGAAACTTGGCGGCATAAATACCGCCACACCAAGAAAGAATTATGACCAGGAAGCAGATAACAAAGAAAGCGAAAGAGACGTTTAAGGATGAAGGGATAGCCAAGCTATGGATGTCCACACCGATACGCGCACTAAACAATGCAACACCAAACCAATTCATAGCTGCTGGTGATGGTGCAAAGGTAGTGGAAGTGCTAGATAAGATCAGGCTTGGATGTTTCAGATAATCCAGTATAACACAAAGAGTAGCCGCACCTAGAAAACCAAATGCTTATGAAAGACAAGACGAAATCAATACTAGCCGCGCTTAGGTGTTGGCTATCTCGACTGGTTAGCGTCCAAGTGTTTAATAACTACTATTGGGATATATTACCGACACTATCAACTGGCATCGAGCCGAAATCGTGGAGATCTAGCGCAAATACTAAGTGGGTGCAAATCGGATGGATTCGGTGGAGTGTTCAGCTCTCTACTCCGAACGTAAAGAACAACCGCAGCAAATAACACAATCAACAACAAAACAACATGAAACGCAATCGAGTATTAGTAATTGGAGACACACATGCTCCAGCGATGCACAGGGACTATATCCCCTTCCTCAAGAGCATTCAAAAGAAATATAACTGTAACAAGGTTGTCCATATCGGTGATCTTGTAGATTGGGCATCCATTAGCTACCACCCTAAAGCTCCGTCATTGATGGACTCTGAAAAGGAGTTTCGGAAGGCACAGAAGCAGGTACAGCGGCTACACAAGGCATTCCCCAAGGCTACATGGTGCATTGGCAACCATGATTCACTGACAGAGCGCAAGGCGGCTGATCTAGGCTTGCCATTGTCAGTTCTGAAGGGCTACAAGGAACTCTGGGGTCTGGACGGCTGGGATGTTGTCCCGCGCTATGAGTCGGCTACTATCGACGGCGTTATCTATCAACATGGCGACAGGGGCAAAGGCGGTCAACTGTGTGCTGCATACCTCAACGCACAAGAAGAGCATGCGTCAGTCGTCCAAGGTCATCTACACGCGCAATTCGGCGTATTATACCATGCAAACAAGGCAAACAGAGTGTTCGGAATGCAGGTAGGATGCGGAGTTGATTACAAACTTGAAGCTATGGCATACGGAAAGAAATACAACCGAAAGCCCATCCTTGGGTGTGGTGTAGTTCTTAACGGTGTGACAGCTATATGCGAGCCGATGAAGATTGGAACAGTCACTAAGGGCAAATAGAATTAGCTTGACATTTAACCTAAAATATCAATAATATCAATACAATGAATACAACAGAACCAAGCGTCGATTTCGTTTATCCAGACGAGGAAGACACAGGACCAGACAACGAATACCGTGAAGCTAGCAGACACTTCCTTAGGCTGCTCAACCTGCAATGCGACTTTGTGCTGTCGTCATCATCTCAGACGGTGGCAACGTGGGCTGTGGCTTATGCTGTAGGTCTCGCTGTCTGTGAGGGAGTGAGCATATCAGACAGGGCGGCAAAGCTTGGCATATCAGCGCAAGCACTATCGAAACAGATAGAGGAGTTCAGACTCTCAGCAGGTCTACCTAAATCACCCTATTGCTATAAACAGAAATGAGCGCAAAGAACGACATCACCGGCGACAGGATCAGTGCAAGGCATTTGTCACAGAAGGCGCGAGATCAATACGATAGGATATTCACCAGCAAGAAGCCAGGAGACAATGCCTTAACTATACACGGGCAAATGGTGGAAGCCATCACAGATGCACACACAGAGGCTAATAGGTCGACGCACGAAGCCAAAGGCTCAATGGTTGATGCTATTAACAAGAGGCTAAAGGCTGCCGCGTTGATCGAGAAGGCGTCAAGATTGCACAAGCAAGACCTGCGAGGCTACCTGTCTGGCGTGATGACAGGAGATGAGGTCAAGAACTACCTAAGCCTGCACGATGCCGCACAGAAGCGCCCCACGTTGTCAGACAAGCAACAACTGCAATGGTGCGAGCTATTGGGTGAGCAGGAGCCAAGACCAGCAAGGAGCAAACCACAGCCAACATTCATATCTGGCGTGTCTAGGTTTCTGCGAAGGATCAACAAGGAAGTATGCAAGCGACCGCTCAACGAGTGGACTAAGCAGGAACGCGAGCAGATGCAGGACGTGTTAAAGCCGATCATCGACCTGCACAAAGAGCTTGATCTGTAGCATTATTTTAAAAAAACATGCCCCCCATAAGAATTCTTTTTAAAAAAAAGCGTTAAACGAGGTCATCATGCATCCTTTGTTAAAAAACGTCATTTTTTTCAAATCCAACTCAAACACGCAAAACCATTTCAACCGACAATCAACCAATGAGCAAACCAAGCCAGAGACAACTAGCGGCAGAGTATCAGCTGTCGCCATACGTGGTGTGTAAGCTCAACGAACAAGGCATTGACATCTACGACAAAAACGCTGTGGCTAAGGAGATCATGTCGAGGCGAACACAACCGAAAGCATGGGTTAAAGGTCCACCGTGGGAGGATGAGCCAGAGAAAGAAAAACCAAAGCAAACCGGAGAGCGTGACTTGTTCAAGGAGTTGGACCAGATGGCACAGGATGACTACAACGGATCCAGAACGCTCAAAACCCAAATCGACGCAAAGCACAAGCTCAGACAGATTGCTATCCTCGAATCTGAATACGTCCACAGGGAGGACGTGATAAACGACATGGAGCGCATAGCGAGAGCTAACCAAGCGGCGCACAAGAAATGCTCTGCGGATTTACCTGCAATGCTGGAGGGGCTTTCTGCTCCAGAGATGAAGGCAAAGATAAAAGAATACATGATCAAAATCGACACCCAGTTGAGCGACGAGATGGACAAACTATACAACACACAGGAATGGGATTAGCGCTTACACAATTCGCCAAAGCGATGAAACCACCGAGCGACCTTTCGGCGGTCGACTGGGCTTGTAAGTATGTGAAGCTGCCGCAGTCCGCAAGGTCTCCACAGTTCGACATCGACTCAACGCCGTGGCTAAGGTTTCCAATGATGCAGATAGCGGACGATGAGAACCGAGAAGTTGTCGTTATTGCCCCAGTTGGATCAGGTAAAACAACAATGCTCGAAGGCTTGCTCCCTTGGATTATATCAGAAGAACCAGGACCAACTCTGGTAACGTTCCAAACAGACAACGACGCGAGAGACTGGGTCGACACAAGATTCCATCCATCGCTAAAACTCAACGAAAAAGTAAAGCCACTCATACCAACAGGAAAGCACCGAGGCAATTTCAGAAAGAATGAGATTCTATTCCCGCATATGCCGCTGTTTATGGGTGGCGCTAACATTAGTAACCTGCAATCCAAGTCTATCAGGTGGGTATACGGTGATGAGGTTTGGATATGGAAGGACGGTATGCTGGAGGAGGCACGACGCAGAACACACGACCGATGGAACAGTAGGGTAGTCTTAGTTTCTCAAGGCGGAAGCGAAGGAGATCAGCTAGACGTAGCATTCAAGGATGGGAACATTCATGATTTCTGTTTTGAGTGCCCTAAATGCAAGACCGTCCAACCGTGGGAGTGGAAGCAAGTGAAATATAAACACCACAAAACGAAAGCGGGGGATTGGGATTGGAACAAAATCGGGAAGTCTGTGCATTACGAATGTGCAAACAAGAAATGCAAAAAGAAATTTAAGGACAAGCCAGACGTGCGCAGGGGCTTATCCAAGTCGGGGCGATACGTGAGCAGAAACAACAACCACAAACCTGGCAGAGTATCCATGACCTACCCAGCAATGGCTGTTTGGTGGATCGAGTGGAAGAAGCTTGTCGGTGAGTGGATATCAGCACAAGACGCACGCAAGAAGCTAAACATGTCGCCATTCAGACAGTTTATCCAGAAGCGACTCGCACAGAGTTGGGAGGAACCGCAAGAGGTTATCACACTGAAAGGATCGACGGAAATATACAGACTAAATAAGTATCACGACGGCGCAAAATGGGAAAAGGAGATCGTTAGGTTCATGACTGTTGACGTGCAGCAAGATTGCTTCTTCGTGGTGATTCGGGCATGGAGTGGAGAGGGGGAGAGCTGTCTAATGTATGAAGGCAGAACAAACGAGTGGGAGGGACTAAGGATACTTCAAGAAAAAATGAAAGTTGAAAACAGGTTCGTGTTTGTTGACCGTGGATATAGACCGGAGACAGTCGCGCTAGAGTGTAGCAGAGCGGCAACAAAAGACGACCCAGCGACGTGGAACTGCTTGCTCGGCGAGGAGTCAAACGGCTACGCAATCAAGGTTAATAATAAGCAGGTGACAAGACCATTTTCGACAATCAAAAGAGCGCGAACGACTAAGGGCTTGAGGTGGAGATATGTGAAGTTTTCAAACCTACTTGCCAAGGATACGCTGGCGGCGCTTATGCGTGGAGAGGGTGCAGGATGGCACATAGGGAGCGACTATTCGGCTGAGTATAAAAAGCAAATTCAGAACGAGAAGAAGGTGGAGATATCGCCTGGAAGGTGGCGCTACGTTGTGAAAAAGAAATGGGTCGGTAACCACCTATGGGACTGCGAGACGATGCAGATTGTCGCCGCGTCAATTTACGGCGTATTTAACACAGAGGAGGAGGTTTGATGATTTCGGTTGAATTCAAAACAGATTAGTAATGGCTATTGCATCGGGATTTATTGGCACACTTAGGCGCTACGGCTCAAGGAGTAGCTCCAACAAAAAGAAGCTTGAGAAGTGGCTCGACGCAGCCATCGAGGAGATTGCGGACAATAACGGCGGTCATCTGGTTGGTGCGTCTGCTAACGGTGCTTCATTTTCGCAAATAGCCACAATGACCAATGCTGAGTGGGCTTCTGCACTAGACAAGGCTCTACACATGATTGAATGCGGAGTTAAAACCACCTCTAAAAGCTGGGGACAAATCTTATGATATTAGACTCAAACGGAAACCCAACAACGGCTGGACCGCGCAAACTTGTTGCAGCCACTGATAGGAACGACAGGGGCAATCCTTGGATCCCTGATTTCTCACGCGATCTTGACGACCTGTTCTCGCAGAATGATTGGCGGTCTACTGTGTCACAATCTCGCTTGATATTCTCAAACTTTGGCGTACCACGTGGCGCGATATTCCAGAAAGCTGACGGCGTAGTCGGCAGGGCTTGGGAACCAGAATTTAAAGGAAAAGATACAGATTTCGGAAACCAAGCGAAAGAGTTCTTAAAATCATGGTTCAGCGTTTGCGATGTTAAAGGCAACCTTTACGATTTCAAAACCAACCTATGGCTTGACTCGGCGGCAGTGGATAGGGACGGAGACGTATTTGTATTGCTGACACAAACCAAGACGGGCTACCCACAGATTCAACACATCCCAGCTCATAGGGTCGGAACTCGGAACGGAGTCGACAGAGTAGAGCGCGGAACATATCGCGGCTTAAAAATAAGAAACGGCGTAGTTGAAAACAAGGCTGGAGCGCCCGCCGCATATTGTTTGCTAGGCGCTGACGAATCAGAAGATCAATACATTGACGCGCGTGACATCGTGCATATTGCAGACCCATCGTGGCACGGTCAATCAAGGGGCATCCCCAGCTTGACTCACGCAATAACTGAGCTACGCAAATCTAAAACTTCTGAGGAGTTTGAACTAATGGCACAGATGATGCTGTCAGCGCACGCACTTGTTGAATACAACGAGACAGGAGGCGTAGACCTAGACGACCCGACAACACTGCTCACGGGGCGGGCTGGAGATGATGACAGGCTCGCCGTCAATACCTACTCCGGCGGCATGGTCAGACACTTTAAGAGCAACAGCGGAAGCAAGATTGAGAGCATATCGCACAATAGACCTGGTGACATGTGGGATTCTTTCCAAGACCGCATCATTAGACAGGCGCTTGCGGGCATACCGTGGCCCTCAGAGCTTGTCTGGAAGTCTGACGGGGCAAACGGAACGACTATCAGAAACATCCAAGCCAGAGCCAGAGCCAGCGTGGAGGCAAGGCAGGACGTATTGCGGAAGCCTGCAAAGCGTATTATTAGCTGGGCTATTGCTAAGGCTGTTAAGATGGGAATGCTACCGGCATCAGACGACTGGTATAAGTGGGATTTCACAATGCCGCCCAAGGTTTCAATCGACCCGAGGAATGATTCTAAGACACAAATAGACGAATACAAGATCGGAGCATTAAACATGACAGGCTTGTTGCAGGAGAAAGGCAAGACACATGCGGAACATATCCGCGAGCGATGCGAGGAGATCGCAGAGCGCAAGGCTATAAAGGCAGAAGTGGAAGCCAGAACGAATACAAAGATTGACGATAGAGAATTACAAATGCTCACACCCAATGAGATGGGCGAGCAGACAAATGGAAGTGTTGACGATGGAAGCGGCGAGGGGGAAACAGACGACTCTATTAAGTTTGAAACCCTAAAAGCTAAATTCGACGCTTACGGCGTAGCTGTCCGAGCGGGAGCCATTACACCATCCATAGACGACGAGGTCACATTCAGAGACCAAGGAGGCTTGCCATCCATGTCTGACGCGGTCAAGGGTGCTTGGGATGACGACAAAGGATTCAGGCGACCCATCACAATAGTATCCGGAAGCACAGCGCCGCCCACGGCGGCTGTAACAGATCAAGAAGAATAAACAACAAACAACAGATGAATAAATATCTAAACATAGAAAACAGGGCGGCAACCGTCAAGCTCAACGAGGTTGTCCACAAGGACTCAGCGGACGATTTAATCGACGAGCTGGAGCGCTTGTATGGTAGCGCGGCAGTCGTTGAAAACATGAAAATCGGCGATGTGGTCTGCTCTGCCGCGAATGCTCTGGAGTCAGTAAACGTCGAGATCAACTCCCCTGGTGGATCGGTCATGGAAGGTCAGCGTATTTACAACGCACTTCGTGGCATCTCATCTCGCGGAGTAGAGGTCACGACAACCGTATCAGGACTGGCGGCATCTATGGGAAGCGTCATCTTGATGGCTGGAGATAGCCGTAAAATGACACAAGGCAGTCGAGTAATGATTCACGAAGCAAGCACACTCGCACACGGAGACGCGGCGCAGTTACGCATGCAGTCAGATTTACTTGAGGGCATTAGTGCAGAAATTGCCAACCTTTACGCAGAGAGAGCAGGCAAGGATGCGGAAGACATGCGAGCCATGATGAAGAAAGAAACATGGATGGACGCAGAGCAAGCCAAGGAGATTGGATTCATTGATACAATCATAAAGGATGGCTTCGATCAACAAGACGACGAATCGCAGAACCAGTTGAATTCAGAGCAATCTACAATTACAAACAATACAGACATGGCTATTTTCTCAAAAGATAACGACATCAAGGATAGACTCGCATCAGCAGAAGCTGAAAATGTTGAGCTGGTAGAGTTGGCTAACTCACGCGAAGCAGAAGCTAAGGGACTGGCTCAAGACCTCTCAGAAGCCAGTATCAAGATTGAAGAAATCACTGCAAAACTGGACGAGCTTGAAACACAACTCAAGGTAGCAGGCGAGCAGAACGAGGAAATCTCAAACCACCTTAAAGAGACCGAGGAAAACCAAAGCGAATTTGACGCCAAGGTAGCCGCAGCAGCATCCGCTAAAATGGCAGAACTCGGAGTGTCTGAGCCAGTCGAGGCTGTCGAGGAGGAGGCAACAATGGACGCAGGACAGCTACTTGCTGAATACCGCGAACTACAAAAATCTAACCCGTCGAAAGCTTCCGCTTTTTGGCAGGAGAACAAGACCGCGCTTCTTGCGGGCTAATTACAACAAACAACAACAAAACCAAATTAAAATAAAATGGCTAACTCAATTACAGGAATCAACGACGACATCATCTCGCGTTCGGTCCTAGAAGGATACACAACCGCAATCGCTCCACTGTCTGCGCTTACCGCCGACTTTTCATCTGACGCCGTAGGGCGCGGCGAGAAGGTCAGCATCATGCGCGACAACACAGCAATCGACGCAGCACTTGACAAGACAAGCCACGGCGCTTACACCGTTCAAGATGCAGACTCAGACGCAGTAGAGGTCACAATGGGGCAACCTAAGTATGTCTCTTGGGGACTTGACGACAGCGAAATCGCTAATAGCTCAGTATTGAGCATGGAGAAGTTTGGTCGCCGTAAAGGTAACCTGCTTGCAAAAACCATCCTTCAAGACATCTGGAGCGAAGTAACCAACGCCAACTTTGGCGCGGCTTCCTTTACTGGTGCTGCTGGAACATTTGACGAGGACGACGTTGCAGACGTTGCCGAGGACTGTGATAGCGCTGACTGGGCACAAGACGACCGTTACTTGGTTCTCTCCCCTTCATACGTTGCCGCACTTCGCAAGAGTGGTGCAATCAAGGACACCAGTGGATACGGCTACAACGCCATCCAGAACGGTGACATTCCAATGCTTCACGGCTTCAAGGTCATCATGTCTAACGCAATCCCTGCCAACGGCGAAAACCTCGTAGGATTTGCTACCGACGGCAACGGCATCGCTTCCGCTTTCCGTTATCTTGCTCCACAAGAGGGTCACAAGTATAACCGTGCTGAAGCCCTAGTCGGCGAAGGCGGCATTACTCTTGGTCTTCGCGACTGGTATTCTGAGGACAGCGGCGTGCGTAAGTGCGTTATCGAGTCCGTTTACGGATACGAGACAGGCATCAGCACAGGCATCAAGCGCCTTGTGTCTGCTTAATTTTAACAACTCGAAACAATGGCAAACTACGCATTACTACTCGGCACTAAAGCAGGGAAGCGGGAGCTGATCGAAGACGGTCAGCCTGTGGATATCCGCAGAAAGTTTAAAACCATGACAGCCGAGGACGGCTTCGAGGTTGTAGAGGTTGTTGACAAGCACCAAGGCAGAATCCGACACAAGCGATTCGCCAAGGTTGCAAAACCAGCACCTAAGAAATCAGTTAAAAAAGCAACAAAATCCAAGTAAATATAATTAAAATTGCGTTGCAATTAACAAAACTTAGCCTCTCCCTTTCGCGGGGAGGGGCTTTTTTTACATCATGAATATACAGCAAAAAGTAAAATCAGTATTATCACGCCAGATGGGAGCGCTCGGCGCTGAGAAAATAGAGGTAGACGGTCAAACTGTTTACGCAATACCTGCGGAAGTAGACACCGACAGAGATATGATGGGGGGAAGCCGTGAAAACAGAGACATTGATTACCAATTTCCTACAGATGAGAACCTCAAACTAAGGAAAGGCGCGGCTGTAAATGCCTGCGGCAAGAAATGGAAGGTTGAGAATTTCAGACAAGGTAGAGCGATGACCACTATATCGTTAATAGAGCCAAACAGGATACAAGAGTAATGATAGATGCTAAGATGTCCAAGCGCGACGAGGCGCGATTTAGGAAGGCGATACAGAAGCTAGTGGCGCTGTCTGGCGAGCCTGTCGAGGACATACTGAGGGCACAGGGGCGGCTGTTTGCAGTGGATGCAGCGAAGTTCACAGCTCCATTCGGAGACAAGAAGGCAGACGGTGACAACACAAAGCGGAAGGTAGAAAAGACCATATTCAGCACATACAAGAAAGCGGAGGATTTAAAGGTTGCAATACGCGTAAAGTCTGGACCGGAAGTGGCGGCGAGGTTTGCGAAATATATCCGCCGAGGGGACTTATCAAAAGCCAAGCAACTGTCATCTGCAATACTTGGCGGCACACATGAACTCGGAACATTTGACGGCGGCAGGATGCACAAGAGGAGACTATCAGGCAAATCATGGAGCAAGCTATACATTACAAAAGGATTCCCTGCGGTTAATCAATACGCCCGCGCTACAATGCGCCGCGTTGGTGAGGGCAAGAGCGGATGGGCTAAAGCTGCGGCTCAACTGGGTGGAACTAGAGGCATTCCAGCATGGGCTAAAAAGAAGACGCACAGGACGAAAGGTCTAGGCATCGTCGAAGGTAAAAACAGCAAGGCATCAGTCACGGTTACCAACAGATCAAAATACGTATTTAAAACAACATCCACAAAATACCTTTGGAGGCTAAGGCTCGGCAAGGTCGAAAAGCTCGTAGAAAGAATGATCAAAAACAGGGCAAGAAAAAGAATTAAAAGAACATGAAACCAAAAAAGATACAGAAACCAGCAGGCTACAAGCTAGAATCAGCAATTAAAAACTACCTCGTAAGAACGGGGTCGTTTAAGGGGTGCGGAGTTATAGAGCAAAGCAGCGCGAACGAGGCGCCAGAAACACTTCCGTGTATGGTTGTTGGGTGCGATAGTATATCAAGGACGAGCGAAACAGAGGCTAGCATGATGTCAAGAGATGCCGAGATATCTGTGACGATATACGCAGACTCAGAGGAGACAAACAAGGCGACGCTTGATGATTTAGCAATCGAGCTTGAATACAGGCTTGATTACCTAGACGGAATGAAGTCCGAAATTAACAAACCCAAATCAAAGCGAGACACAAGAAAGGTCAAAGGACTACACCTGCACTACATCGGAGACACTAAGGTCGACCTGGAGACAGAAGGGACTGATTGGCGGTTCACGGCATCATGCACAGCGCTAATCCAGATAGTTGGTTGAATTGGTCGCAATACTGAATCAAATTTTAAATCATGGCAGCAATTACAAAAGGGACAAACGTCCACGTTTACGGAATCAACAGCGGAACATTTACAGCGGCTGTTGTAACCTCAATTAACTTCGGCGACGAGTTTAATAACACAGCAGAGATAAAGAACGAGAGCGGGAATGTGATCGAGGAGCGCATGGACGACATCCACACCACAGGAAGTCTGACGCTTAACTTCCAAGACACCGGGCATACGCCTGAGGCTATGGGCGCACAGTTTGACTATGATTCCGTCACTTATTACTTGACCGGTCGCACACTCACACTGAGCCACGACGGATACGCTGAGTATAGTTACAACTTCAAAACCAGCGAATACATCACACTCGTCTAATCTGATGGATGACCGATTCTTTAACGGGGTGATCGGTTGCGAGGTTAAGATTTGCGGGTATAAACTCACTAATCTGACACCTTGGCATGTGGTTATTTTAACCGCGATTGAAAGCCCTGTTATTAAGGAGGTCGGTCACGTCCTGCCTCATGACCTTCTTGTATTCTGCAAGGTTGTTTCGTGCGAATATCCAAACACGCCAGACCTAAAGCCTAGGCTTCGGGATGTGTTTAGGTATATCTTAACAAACAGGAAGAAAGCCTTTAAAAAGAACACACAGAGGCTTAAGGCGTGGATGGATGTTCAGACATGCTCACCTGTTCTCTGGGACGTTATCCAAGCGGAGGGTGCAAGCACGCGCGAGATAAAAAGTCCTGCGATGTTGGCGCTAGTCATGAACCTGATCAGCAAGGCTGGAACAACGCTAAAAGAGACTTGGAATATGAGGCTCTCAGAGGCTCGATGGTGTGATTTGACACTTTCAGAAATAAATGGCAACCCTGTAAGGTTTGCATACGAAAACGAAGAACAGCCAGCGGCAACACTTCCAGACCTAAGCGAAAAAGAAATTATTGCAGAGGCTAAGAAGACGCTATCACAAAGTAGCTTCCAGGTATGGCTGAAAGCCAGAAAACAAAACAATATTAAAAACTGATGGCTTTAACTTTCCAATTTAATGCAGACGGCAGCGGATACAAGCGCGGGCTTGAGAACATGCGACAAGATACCAAGCGGTTTGCAGGTGGTGTTAAAAGCATGTTGTCTAGCTCGTTCGCCATGGCTGGCGGGATTGCAGCAATATCAGCGGCTACTAAGTCAATAGTAAATCACGCTAAAGAAATCCAGAATCTTTCAAGGCTCTCAAACACAAGCACAGACGTTTTTCAGAGGCACGCGCACGCAGCCAAGTCGGTAGGGGTTCAGCATGAAAAGCTTGCTGACATATACAAGGACTCGTCAGACAAGATAGGCGATTTCCTTCAAACTGGCGGAGGTCCAATGGCGGACTATTTCGAGAAAATAGCACCGCTCATAGGGCAGACGGCAGACGAATTCCGCGGGCTGTCTGGACCTGACGCCCTGCAACTATACTTTAACGGTCTGGAGAAGGCAAACCTAGGTCAGAGCGAGATGACTTTCTACATGGAGGCTATCGCGTCAGATGCAACGCTTCTTATACCATTACTGGAAAACGCGGGGCAAGGCTTTAGAGATTTAGGCGATGATGCCAACGTCCTAGGTGAGGGAGCTATAAAAAAATTAGTGGAAATGGAGCGCAAGCTTGAAGGATACCAAAACAAAGTATCCACCTTCTGGGGAGGTGTTGCCGCGGCTGCGGCTACGGCTGTTGAGCTTATATCGGCGCAGGTTACAAATATGGGTTTGGAGGTGGCGAACACTTTCAGAGGTGTCGGAAATATCGTAGGCGATGCGCTGACGGGAGACTTTAAGGGCGCAGCCAGACATGCGAAAGAACTCAAGAAGGACATAGAAGGCATACCAGACAGGCTTCGCGAAACCCACCAAGATATCGTATTCGGGGACGAGGGGAAAAGTGAAAGAGGCGGTGAATACAAGCCGAAGCTGGATCCAAACAAGTTGACGCCCGAACAAGACAAAAGGCTTGAAATCGAAAAACAAATAGCGGACGAGATCGAGCGCCAAGCAGAAGCCACCAGAACACTACAAGAAAAAACAGCGAAAGCGAAGGAGGAGTGGGAGAAGTTACAAGAAAAAGTTTACGAGAGCGACCCTGCGACAGTAGCCAAGGAAAGGAAAAAAAACCCAAGAAAGGGCGACGAGCATTTAACAGCGGGCATATGGGCTTCCATAGCGGAAAAAAACGAAATGGCTCACAAGGAGGCTATACTGGAATCAGAAAAAGCATATACTAAGTTCTCAGCTCTTAAAAGACAGCTAAACGAACAGGAAAGAACGGAAAAAGAAGCGGCTCAAAAGAAACTTGAAGACGATCTGCAAAAGTCTAAAGACTACCAAGAAAAGGTTAATGCGGAGGCGGACGAGGACGCAAGGAAACGCAGGGAAAAACAAGAGGGGAAAGAAAAGGACAAACTAAGAATCAAGACTCTGCGAGAAAATTCAATATCTACGTCATCCCTTGCCGCGTCTGGTCTAGGGGGCAACGTCTCAGCGTTCACGGCTGACCCAGCATTGAGCGAGGCTAAGAAACAAAGCCAACTACTACAGGACATCAAAACAAGCTTGCAGCCTGCGGGCGGGGTTCAATCAACACCAGAATTATAGAACAATGTCACTAATTACAAAAGGAGGGTTTGAGTCTGTGGGCGATTACGCTATACAGCCAGACAGGAGTATTACAGAAAAGAACGACGGCACACTTGAGGGAATCGTAGTGATGCGATGCGATAAATCCAAGCAGTATGATTTGCCGGAAATCGGCGCAACACATCCAGACGATGATAGGCTCGAAATGTATCAATCAAGCAAGGTTTACCAGAGCAACGGCATAGTCGAAATGACGGGTTCATTCTTCGGGCTAATTACAAACGAGACAGAACCAGAGATATCATACAGCGGAGGTCAGAACAACGACCCAATAGACACGCACCCAGACTTTGAGGACTTCGCAGGAACGCCCGCAGCACCTCTAAACGGGGCGAAGTTTGACGCTGAAAGTCAAGAGTTTATTGGCTTCTTTTCCCCACCAGCCGAGGATCAACCTAATTTTAGAGGGGTTCAATACTACCTCACACCATCATCACTCATAACGCTGTCATACTGGACGGACAAAGTGCCAACTCTAAAAAATAGAATGTCAGTGCATGACAGAGTTGATGGCTTCAAGAAGCCCGACGACATGAAAGACTTCTTGCTAGTTGATACTCCATACAGGCAGGTAGGGAGCTTCTACCAAGTGACCGAGCAGTATGTCGGATCTGGTCCAAACGGAATCAACCGAGTAATCTATCCAGACTGATAACATGGCGAGCAAATCCAACAACGGCAACCTGCCGCTGGGACGGTCAAAAATAGACGCGTCCAGAGGTGTGGAGTCTGCGCTTTCCAAGCTGTCCCACCAAGTCGGGGCAAGGACGCCACGCCAGAGCATGACGGCGGGAAGCAAGCAACTCCACAATGGAGTGTTTCTGGAAGCTCCGAGGGTAAGGGCTAGGTCGTCCAGTGCGTGCATACTAGGCGAGTACACTGTTGATCCAGACGATGAAACTAAGGTGATCATAAGTTCGGGCTGGCTACACGCTCCAAACAAATCCGTATTGCTAGAGCCATCTCCGATGACGCCGACAGCTGGGCACAAAGTTTGGATTGAGTGCCCGTGGACGGCAACACTCAACGACGACAACGTGCTTGAGGCTGGGGGCGAGCTAGGAACTCACACAATATCGACCGGCGCAACAATGCCCGACAACGTAGTTCCACACGTTGACAGCTTGACAGGGACTCTGTATGTGCCAATAGGAGCATGGAACGATGATCTAGCATGGATTAGAGAGGGATGCGGGTCGTTTACAATCGGATTTTGCCCAAGAGTTTTTTCAATAGAAAGGGGGTAATATGGGCGAATATACATGAGGCTGTTGCTACCCATCGTGCCCTGTTCCAAGTTTGGAACACAGAGAGCCGCATGGTTTCGATGCGTGGACAAAAGCCACGACCAACCCGGACGGCTCGCTAGGCGCTATCGTGGATGGAGACTATCCAGAAATTTATCAGATCTTCACTAAGTGGAAGACCCAGCTTGATTTCAATAGTGTTTACCACAACACCACAGCAAACCTCGGCGACGATGATCAATATCTAGCCGTAGCTAAAAGCCAAAGCGGTAACATATGGGCTGAGCGTCACTACGAGGATGAATACAACGAGAACACAATTACCTACACCGGCGGCGGGTCATTAGTCAGAAGAACTGAACTTAATTTTTTCTGGTATGGAACCACGCCGGGGTTTGAATACTTGAGAGAGCTTACAATAGAGACGTTTACATATGACTCAGATTTGGACTTCACGAAGGTCAGGGAGTGGACGAAGTATGATTATACAGGAGCGGTCATTGATTCATCGACAACGACAACCACCCAGGATATCATGTCGATCGGTCTGGGGTGGTCACACCCAGTTGACAAGACGGTCACGCGCAGTAACACTGAATACAAGAGCGCATACACCACAGCCACACCAAGCAGTTCCAACATTACAGCAGGCGGGACTTTCAGCTATACAGACACCAAGTCAGAACCTGCCGCGAACCAATGGCGGGCAGTTATACCGCACGACTTTGACCCTCCCCCGCTACCTTCTGGAGCGCCAGACCCACCGCTTGAGTCACAAGATCAGAGGTGGCACGGAACTTGGCACAACGTCGAGGTGTGCGAGGTTATGACGCCAGAAGATCACGACCCGCTCGACCCAGCGTCACCACAAAAGCAGGAGACAGCATCAAACGAGGAATGGACAGGTCCTGGATTATTGATAAATTATGACGGTTTCGACCTACTGACAGACGAGCAGAAAGAAACAAGGCGAGAATCATGGAAGTCTGACTGGGTTGATGTTGGATGGGCGCAGGAGGAGGGCGCTGTTGACGTATTATTAAAGCGGTCGCAATGCTATCACGGGGCACCGTGGGTTTATCATTAACTGGTTGAATTCGCCACAATCAAGAGATGGGCAATTTCAATGATTTAATCGTAGACGTGGGGAACAATCGGCTTGTAAGTAGCTTTTTATCGACAAGATCAGAAGGGTCACCACCTGTCATTCTAGGTGATACTCAACCGGTATCTATCCGATTAGTCGAGCAAAACAACAACAACGCAGACCAACCTTGGAAGAATCTAGATCTTACAGGGCAGACAATCAGAGTCGGCGTGGGTAGTCCTGGCGCAGAGCCAATCGGCGGCACGTTCACACTTACAATCAACAGCGAAACCACTGACGCTATTCCTTACGGTGCATCTGCTGAGGATTTAAAAACAGCTCTTGACGCGCTGATTATGCCAACAGACCCCACTATTTCAACAGGTGAGTTTGAAGTTGAAGAGATCGGAGGTGGATATACCATTACCTATCCATACGAGGGGAACGACGCGGCAATGGTTGTCAACACATCGCTTCTAACTCCATCATCAACATCAAATGTTATTATATTGAACGACGGCGTAACCAGCGTTTCGGCAGAGGTTCAGTCGGTCACCTTTGAACAGGAAGCGGCTGCATACATTGAACTCACCGCCGACCTTGACGCTCCGGCGGCAACCATAACGGAGGTTAGAACAGGCGTCACGGATACCACATCAGAGATCCAGCGAGTAACGATCAGCGGCGACCCATACGCGGGCACATACACGCTTACAGTGGCATCGGAGGAGTCCAGCAACCTAGAGGTAGACAGTTCAAGCGATAGCATTAAGACAGCTCTTGAGAGCCTTACGTCAATAGGTGCGGATAACGTGACGGTAACCGGTTCTGGTCTTGATTACACGGTAGAATTTGACAAGTCACTGGGCGACGTGGGAGCGATCACAGCAGACTTAACTAATCTCACATCACCAACAGGCAAAAAAGGAGAAATCGACTTCAACACCGACGATCTGCTTTATTTCCTTGACGGTCAGAAAAGTAAAGACGCTACTCTTGAGGTTGTCCGCTATACCACGACAGGTGCGAAGTCTGACACAGTTTTACAAGCAAACATCACCTGCAAACAGGATATAATTTAAATATGAGTTTATCGACCAGAACAGCGAGGTTGGCGGCTGACGTATCAGCACAACTACCAACATCATTTACGCTTGAGTCATGGCGCGGGAATGCTTTTGATTTAGAGTTGGGTGTATTTGACGGCGCCACAGTCCAAGACCTAGCGGACGTTTCGAGCATTACTTGCATAGTTAGAAACCAGTCACAATCTGGTATTGCCATGACCAAGACTGTAGCGAGCGCGGGCATAGACAACACACTCGACAGCGCAAGCTGGCAGGATGAGAGCAAGCAACACCTGACGTTTGGCTTCACCAACTCAGAAACCAACGTGGCTATGGGTTCAGACCTTGTCGAGTACTGGATGGTCATAACAGCCATCATGAATGACGGCGCTGAAAGGACTCTGGCGGCTGGGTGCTTTAACCTTTACAACGACCGGAACAACACAGCAGGTAACCCGCCGTCAAACCCTGGAACATCTATTACACTTGAGCAGGCAGACGCAAGATACTTGCAGACTGGAGACGGGGGCGCACAGCTGACCACATCAGAAACGGCTCCTGTATCACCAGACGCGGGCGACCTATGGCTGGACAGCACACAAGCCAAGCTTTACACCTATTACAACGACGGAGACTCTAGCCAATGGGTCAGTGTCAGCGGGGGCATGTCGATTCAGTCCAACCTTTACGACAAGTTGATAATCGTCAATCAAAACAATGTTGCAACAACGCTCGGCGGTGTCATCGACTCTACAAAAGTATATTTCATTGACGGGATTATTGATCTTGGAACAACACAAATCACAGTTCCTCCCACGGGAATGACCATTAAGGGGCATAGCTTCGACATCTCCGGTCTCACATCTAGCGAGGATAACTACACCATGTTTGTTTCCGAGTCTATCGCTATAGGGAGCGGCAATCTACTGGGTGCTGACTACTTCATTCAGGTAGACGGTGCAGGCTCTAAGGTCTATGAGTTGTATGACGCTACTGGATTCAACGCCTTTGAGTTTGCGCGGATCAATTACAATGATTGTAGCAACCTAGGAGACATATACGAGTATCGCCAAGGACTAGAGGAGGGAACGGGGCGCTTTGGTGGGTCTCCAAGCCTAACCTTGCATGGGCTATGGCGCGGAGGGTATAGAATCACAACGTCAATCGTGCGAAGCTTGGCGGGAACTATGACCGAGCCACTGTTTAAGGGGGGCACGGCGTTCCAGATGGACAGCCGATTCTTGACTGATATAAACTGTGACCTACCGACTCTAGCGCCGTTCTGTGACTTCTCCACATCGTCATTTCCGAACCCGTCAACCATCCAGTTTAAGGGCGGCATATTTAGCAGAGACGGTGCATTCAACGCCAACGATTCAAACATCACGCCCAATCTGAGTCCGTCAGACCTCCCTTGTGATTGGGATAATAATATAGGAATCGGCAATACCTTTGTGGGCGGTATCCTTGACTGCACAGCTGAGTCAACCACGAACATCGTCACTGCTGGGGATGCTGTAGATCTAGCTGGAACATTCACGGCATCAGATCTGCAACACTTTGATTCGCCTGCTAATGGTCGACTTAGACATACAGGCATCAACCCGAAAGAGTTCGTGATTAATTTTGATCTAGTTATTGATGGCACGCAGAACGCAGAGGTTGAAATATTCCTAATCAAGATCGACTCGCTCGCGGCGGTTACTGTTGAGTTTGCACAAACAAGAGTCATCAACAACCTGCAAGGCGGTCGTGATGTTGCATACTTCACGGGACAGAATACTGTAAGACTCAACCAGAACGACTTGGTTTTCTGGCAGGTCGCCAACGTCAACGGAACAGGTGACGTTACGCTTGAGCAATCATCATCATGGGCTGTTCGGGAGAGATAACCAAACAACAATTTAAAACATATAAATCATGGCAATCAATTTTCCAGCATCACCAAGCACAAACGACACGCACACCGAGAACGCTATCACGTGGATCTTTAACGGCACGTCGTGGAACGCTCAAGGCGACCAAGTAACAGCGGCTAGCATCGGACTTGGCAACGTAGACAACACAGCAGACGCAGACAAGCCAATTTCAACAGCAACACAAGCCGCGCTTGATGCAAAGGCTGACGCTACATATAACGTCAAAAACTACGGAGCGACAGGTGACGGTGTGACAGATGACAGAGGGGCAATAGATGCTGCCATAGTGGCAGCGAATGGAAACGGAGGCGGCACGGTGTATCTTCCTGATGGTGAATACAGAGTAAGCAAAAACACAGCATCACCCAAACAAGCCATTAGCCTTCTTGATAATGTGGCAATAGTGGGTCAATCCAGAGAGGGTGTAGTCATAAAATTATTGGACTCAGTAGCGGGTGACACACCCGTCATGGCTGCCGATACTGGAGGAACCGCCGAGAATATCAGCATTTGTGACATTACCATTGATGGTAATAAATCACGCCTGGTCACACAACCAACGGCATCTGAGGACGAAGGTATCAACATCAAGAACGGTGAAAACATCCTAATCCATAATGTTCGGGTCAAAGATTGTGCAATGGATCCGATCGACTTTGACGGTGGAGCCAAAGTGATGTGTTCAAACCTGTTCATTGACAACAACGGGGGTTCGTTTCATGCAGCTGGTGCAGGGACGGTTTACCTAACACTGACTAACTCACAATTCTATAATAACGGGGGTAATAGAATAAATAGCGGCAACCCTACAGTGGCTAACTCAGCGGGCAATATTGACCTATATTTGACCAATTACGCGACAATAACAAACTGTATTTCAGTTGGCGGTCCGCGCCCGCTGTCTGTAAATGGGGCTGTAAGAACACATGTTGCAAATTCAATTTTCATAGGTTCAACGGGATACCCCGCCGTCGATTTGCGGGGTAGCGGTCAAACACCATCGGGGGAAGCTAATTTCACAAACTGTCGCATTATAGGTGCATCAAGTTCGGCTTCTCAAGGTGTTGAAATAAATGATGAGTTTGCCGAGTCTGTTTTCACAGGTTGTATGTTCAAAGGTTATACGGGAATAGATGTTGTTGACGGTGGCGATTTAATTGTCAGCGGTTCCATCTTTGGGGGTAACAATCACGGCGTTTATTTACGCGAGAACAACAACAAGCGGGTGCTGATTGAGCATAGCATTTTCAGAGATAGCCATTTCGGGAATGCTATCCGGGTTGAATGTGACGCAAAGGGGGTTGCTGCATCGAACGTGTTCGAGAAGTCGAGCTCGTCCTATGTTGGTATTTTCCTCAACACAGGTTCCACAACATGGAACATTGAAAATAACAAATGTGACACAACCTTAAAAGTTGTCAGGGCTTGGGCGGGGTCACACACATTAAGAAACAATGACTTTGGTAGTGGGACTGTTGAAGTTAGGGGCGATGACCATTTATTTGAAAATAACAAACTCAAGAATTTGTTTATTGACTTCACAGGCTCAACAGACTCACGGTTCACAGGTAACAGTATTGTAGGGGTGTTCACTGGTTCCGCATATCCCTATGAACAAATTTGGATAAACAATTACGGTTCTGGGGCACACGCGGAAAGCGGCTCCGCTGTTTTGGTAGCTGGAACGGTCACAGTGAACAGCGCAATCATTCCATCGGGCGCTAAAATATCTTTAACCAGACAGTCAGCAAGCGGAACTGTTGGTCATCTTTCAATAGGAACGATTGCGGCAGGCGCATCGTTTGAAATTAACTCCAGTGAACCAGCCGACACATCAACCGTCTTCTGGAGGATCGAATATTAAACAACAAAAACAATGAACAAAACAAACATACTACGTGCCTTAGTTGGCACTGTTGCCATCGTGTCAACAATTAGCGCAACCATTAATCTTGACGCATTACCCGAAAGCTGGCAGACTATCGCGGGCACAGTCCTGGTGGCTCTACTTGGTCTTAAGGAGGTCGTCGTCGTCATCGGTGACGTATTAGACGACGGCAAGCGGAATAACTCATTCAAACCATAACACACCATGAAACTAATCATTATAGCTACAGCTTCGTTACTCCTCGCATCATGCGGGACGGCTTGGAATATTCGCATTTCTGACGATGGTATCACAGCCACACCAGACGGCGGGCACATCTTCCTTCCGCTCATCGAGGCTCAAAAATAAAAATCTTGCTGGCGGCGTGCGGAGTCGGTAACGATTCGCGGGGCGTGGTGGTCCTTCATAGCGCCGCCAGCTTTTAACTCTTTAGTGTAATGGGATTCGAAATAGTCGGGCGCGTGTTTGACGCAGAGGCGTTCAGGGAATACATAGAGACGGTTAATCTAAATTGGATTAGCTCCGTTACGGTGCATCATACAGCATCGCCAAACCTAGCGCAGAGACCTAAGGGCTGGACGATCCAGCACATGCGGAACATTGCAGATTACTATAAAAACGGTCTTGAGTGGCAGAGCGGTCCGCACCTGTTCACAGACGAGGATCAGATTTTCGGCATGTCTTCACTCTGGAAGCCTGGAGTTCATGCAAAATCATTTAACCATAACTCGATAGGCATTGAGACACTAGGAGACTACGACAACGAAGACCCAAAAAGCGGGCGGGGCTTGGAGTGTTGGCACACTACAGCACAAGCAACGGCAATCATACTTGAGAAGCGAGGTCTTGAACCATCGAGAGCATCGGTAAAGTTTCACAGAAACGACCCGCAGACAAACAAGACATGCCCCGGCAAGCTGGTAGAGAAAGACTGGTTTCTCGGTCTTGTGTCTAATTATACAAACAGCAAAGAGGCACGAGATTTGACTCTAGAGCAAAGGGTCGAAAGGCTGGAAAAATTGAACGGTATTTAAAGGGGTGAGTAAAATGACGACAGATATGGAAAAGAAAATCGAGAGAACACACGACGCGCTATTCGGCGCTATTGGCGAGCCTGATAGGTCGCTGATGGTGCAGATACTCCAGACGGTTAAAGAGGTCAAAGCCATACGAATGTCACATGACAAGATCGTCCCGCAAGTGACCGAGAACACGCGCACAAATCAAAATATAATTCGTCTCATGTGGCTGGTTGTTGGGCTTATGCTAACCGCTTTGTCTAGTGTTGTTTTACACGGCGCTTTCGAGTTCCTCGACCACTAACAGGCGACTGATTGGCGCTGATTATTGGCTGATCGACTCCAAGGCGGGCTAAATTAACCGCCCGCAACCCCTTATTTTACAAGGGTTTGAAAAAAAAGTGAAAAAAAGTGTCAGAAAGTGTTGACGCTTTTGAGCATTTGTGTGCATTATCTTTTCAGCGCGAGGGAATAAGCCCAAGCCGAAACGATAAAACCAATGAAAACAGAAACCGACAAGATTAAAATCTATGAGTCAGTTGAAGACTGCAACGACAACTGCAAAGATACTTTATATCGCTACCAATGCGAAAATTCACGCGTCAAAAACTACAAATCAAAAGGATCTTGTGTAGGTATCTGCAAGCGCCTGATTAATAGTGATAACGGCGATTGGACCGACACTAGTTTCGATTGTTTCCATATCATTAACGACAGCCAAGGCATATGGGGCGAATGTCGCCCAGGATGGAAAATCTATTTCTCTTGATAATATACCACCCCACCAACCACCAACCAAAAACCACCACCACCAACAATGAAAAAAACAATCACCATCACAGCCAGCCACCAAGCAGGGCACAACGTCATTAGCCTTGACGGATTCGAAGATATCACATACATTTCTGACCTAGCGCCAGACCTTGAATGTTTTGACGTAATCCGTAACATCCTTGACTGCTACGGCATCAATTTAGAAGTTCAAGCGCAGACAGGCAATGACTACCATTGCGCGACGCCAGAAAACGATTAATCACCATCACCAAAAACAACATGAACAACCACGAGCAAGAAGCAATGAGCGCGGCATTCGACGCACTAGAAAGAGCATCAGACCGAAGCTGGGCAAACTATGACGAAATCGAACACGACGACCATATCGAATGGTATGAGATGGCTGCACACATCCACAAAGACCGATTGGTATTGTGGGAGTTGGGTTTTAATGAGCGACTAGGCGAAGTATCCTCTGAGGTATTCAAAACCGCTAGAGAATACAACGAGACCGACACAGGGCGTCTAAAGTCTACCAAGTGGACATGCTGGAAACGCCACGACTCTTTAGAGGAGGCTATCGAAACAGCAATCGAGGCAGGACAAGGCATTCACCCACGCATCGAGGACGTGCGGCTCATTGTAGCCAACATGACGCGCGACTGGGTTCAGTCATACAAGGGCATCAGCTGGGAAGGATGCGCGAAGTGAGAGAGATCAGAAGACGCTACAGAGTCAACAAGCTAATAGACTCTCGAACCACCGACAAATCGCGAACCCTTGTAATATCATGTCTTGCGTTTTTCGTCTTGACTAATATCATAACAATCTATATAGCAACCAAGTAACAAACCACCAACCACCACAACTATGGAAATCATAACAATACTACTAGGATTCCTCGGAATCATCATGGGGATCATGTATCTGATCCTGTCCTTCCTCTTGCCATTCTACGTCCGCAGGACAATGAAGGCTACCGAGGCACTACAAGCCAAGTCTGCGCGCATTGACGCGCTAGAGCAAATTCAGAGAGCGCAACTCGCGGCGCTGAATGAGCTAATCAAGATTCAATGGGAAATTAAAAACCAATAAACCACCAAACAATCAAGACTATGACAATCATATACCTATACTGTGCCCTTGTTCTCTACATCTGCTCAGTCTTCCTCACCATATACGTATGGAGCAAAGTTTGCGACATTATGGAGACTCGCAGATACGCCAAGATGAATAAAATTGCTGCCGATAAAATCAAATCATCACTATTAAAATGAGCGAGGAAACAACACACAAGAACATCACCGCAGGTGGACCAATTAACCCGCCAATAACATTTCCATCACCAACCAACGGAGCAACCCGCATTAAATACACGCGTCACGTCGACATCATACCTGCGTTTGTCGGGGAGTATATCAAATCATCAACACCAGACGCGGCAGGAGTTACTGTCTGGAACTGGTCAAGCCTCAAATAAATCAAAACCATGAATACAAAACCAATACCGAAAGGCGTTCCCGTTGAAGGGGACATGACAAAAGCGCTCGACGCAAGATTCGTAAACAGCATCGTTCTACAGGGCGCGCTAGACAAGACAGGCAAGGAGACGCTAGACGTGACCATTGACCGCGTTGAGTTTCACGAGCTTCTTAAATACGAAAACGGAAGCAAGGACGCCAATGCGTACCTGCTCTACTTCAAAGGCAGTGACAAGCCCTTGAAGCTTGCTAAGGCAAACATTAAGCGACTGATCGCCCAACACGGGACGATTGGCGAGGGCTGGCACGGTAAGCCTGTGAGCCTATGCCTAGAGCAAGACCGCAGACCAGACCTAGGAGGAAGACTAGGACCATGCGTAAGGGTAAAATACACACCAACCCAATACAAAAGAGCATGAAAAAACCAACACCAGAAGAAATATCAGAGGTTGCGTCGTTTGGATATGACGAAGACGGAAAGCTAGTCTTAACAAAGTTAAAAACCGACCTGATTGGCGACCACATCGGAAACCACTGGGGCGACCACATCGGCGAACACTGGGGCGACCACATCGGCGACCACGTCGGCAACAACTACGGAAACCACGTCGGCGAACACTGGGGCAAAACTTACAACCCAACAAAATGAAAAAACCAACACTAGACGAAATATTAGAGATCGCATCATTTGAATACGACGAAGACGGAAATCTAGTCTTAACAAGACTAAACACCCACTTGATAGGCGACCACATCGGCGACCACGAAGGCAGCCACCGCGGCGACCACGTCGGCAACCACGTCGGCAACCACGTCGGCAACCACGAAGGCAACCACCACGGCGCCCACCACGGCGCCCACCACGGCAACCGCCACGGCTCACACTACGGCGACCACATCGGGAACCACTACGGCGACCACGAAGGCAACCACGTCGGCGACCACGTCGGCATCCACTATGGCAACCACGAAGGCACCCACATCGGCAAACACGAAGGCGACCACGTCGGCAACAACTACGGAAACCACGTCGGCAAAACTTACAACCCAAAAACAAAATGAAAAACCAAATTAACCCAAGCGACTACCACTCACTCCTCACGCTAGACCGTAGCAACATCTTCAGCAAGGACAGCTGGCTATCCAAGTCGGCGGTCTGGGAACTGTTCCAATCCAGTCTTTACCGCTGGAGATACCACCCGAAACAATACAGCACCGGAGCCATGCGCTGGGGATCGCTTGTGGATTGTCTGGTAACCAGCCCAGAGGACTTTAACAGCCAGTTCACGATGTCAGAGTTCGACAGCTACCGAACCAAGGAGGCTAGAGAATGGAAAGCACAGGAAGAAGAACGCGGCGTGTCTATCATCAAAACTGAAGACCTGGCAAACGCGAGGAAAGCTGCTGAGATATTAACCAGCAAGTTCAAGCCGTCAGCAGATATCATCGAGCGTAGCGCGTCGCAGGTCGTCATGCTTAACCGCGTGATGACTCCACACTCTGACAAGCCTGTCGGACTAAAGGCGCTTGCTGACTTCGTGCCAGAGGGGACTGACTACCTAGCAGACCTAAAAACTACAGCGGACTTCACTGCTACAGGGTTTGCCAAGACAATCGGCAAGTTTGGTTATCATGCACAAGCCGCGCATTATCTACAGATGCACAACCTGCAAAACCCAGACGACCAGAGAGACCGCTTTCTAATCATCTGGCAGCAATCATCCGCACCGTATGAGGTGGCGGTAACGGAGGTTCCAAAGGTCGATATCATGGACGGTCAAATGATATTCGATCACCTTCTAGGGCGTATCATCAAGGCGGCAGAATCCGACTACTGGGCGCCGTTATTCCCTAAGCCTGCTCTATTAGGTCGTGCGTCGTTCTCTGTCTATGACGAGGAGGCAGAAATGGAAGGTCATACAGGCTCGCCGGATGTGTAACCATGAAAGCCTAGCAAACGAGATTACAGAGGCACGCTTATTGTGTGCCCTGTGTCTCGAATGCAAGACGCGACCAGATATTAACTACGAGCCAGGATGCACAATAATTGAATGTAAATGCGGACAATTCGACGCACTACCGGAATGGCAACCTAAACAGGCAATGCGAATCTGGAACGGGTGCGTGATGACCAAGAGCATGAGCAAATCAAATAGAGACAGACAGAAACAACGAATTAACAATACATGAAAAAAATAAAACTAAAAGAGCTTGACGAATACACCATGTGTCGATGCAGTCTGTTTGCTAAATACTCGACTGAGTCGTCATTAGATGAATACTCAAGAAGGAACCAGAACAACGCGGAGAAAATAAAGAACGATATTAAAACGGGAAAAATGGCGGAGTTTATGGTTTACAACTACTTAACCGAAAACGGAAAAATAGCGACAAAGCCCGACCTTGATATATACGACAAACACCAAAAAAGCTATGACGCTGACATGGTTGTAGGCAATGCGGAGCTACACGTAAAAAGCCATTTAAAAAACGACAGGTTTCCTGTGTCGTGGGTTTTCCAAAAGCAAGACAAGGTGACGTCTACCGATTCAGAAAACGATTATTTGTGTTTGGTTGTCATGGACGAGTTTGCTGGTTGTAGTCTTTATTTGAAAAGCGCAAAAAAAGCAACATTCAAAGAACCTAAAAAAGAATGCTTAAAAAAAACCAAGGTCTGTATTTACGAGTCAGACCTGTAACAGAAACAACGAATTAACAATAACTAGTAACATGGCAAGATACGCAAAACGAACAGATGACAATCACAAGTGCTTGGTTGAGGAGCTACGCGAGGCACTACCAGAGGCAACCATCTTTGACGCATCCGGAGCAGGGCGAGGATTCCCCGATCTGGTCGTCGGCTGGCAGGGGAAGAACTACCTAATCGAGGTTAAGGACCCAGCCAAGACAGCAAGCCGACGGAAACTAACAGAGGCACAGAGAAAGCTTCATTCAGCCTGGCAAGGTCAGATAAACGTCTGCCATTCTGCCGCCGAAATATGCGCGACGATACTAAGAATTGAGACAAAGTAGAAAAAACTGCAAAAAAAGTTTAGCCTTGAATCCTTTATTTCATAAGGGGTTCAGGGCTTGCTTGTGTTTTTATTGAAGAAAGTTATCGACACCTTGTCAGCTTTGTGTGCATTATGCGTTCACCGAGAGGAACAACAACAAACCACCACAACAATGACAACAGAAATAAGCAAAGACAACATCGCCAAAGAATCTTACTATAACCTTTGCCGCTTGGCGGAGATAACTGGGTACGCAAACCCAATTGCGGCGCTGAGGGTCACGAACGAAACATTCCATGTAACCAAGGACGAATGCGGCAACATCATTTAAAACGCAACCGCAACCATCCAAACCAACCAAGCCCCTTCGGGGGCGCAACAACAACCAACCAAAACAATGACCATTACAGGATATAGACTAAGGACAGAAGGCGACAGCGTAGCAATCGAGGAATCCACGCTAGACCAACTCTTAAGCGCAAGGGGATGCGC